AAAAAGAAGTGGAAACCATTTCTTATTCTCAAATGATTTCCAAAGAAAAACCATCTTCGTCCCCTTCTGGAATCTCTCTTTTAGAAGAAGTAAAACTCGCAAAAATCAAAGGTTATACTGGAGATTCCTGTTCCGAGTGTGGTTCTTTTGAAATGGTGCGCAATGGTTCTTGTTTGAAATGTATGTCCTGCGGTTCTACAACTGGATGTTCTTGATTGTATAAGGCGGTAAAACAAAAAAACAACTCTTCTTCTAGATTTTAAATTGAGATCTCGAGTGAGATTTTGGAAAGGTCTGAAGGAATATTCATTCAGACCTTTTTTATTTTTTATGTTGAGTTTTGATATACGGGTTTTGGAGACCAAAAATCAAATTTATATGATTTTATACCTTGGGCTGGTAAGCCTTAGAAAGCATGGTCTGTCGAACTAATACCGGTTTCATAGAAGGATCCCGTAAAACTTCAGCCGCTTCATCAAACGGTCTTTCTTCTGTAACGATCAGTTCCGGTTTGACTTTCCCACTTATAATAAAATCCGTAGCCGCTTCAAAGTTGATTCTTCCTAAACCACGTCCCGTATAAAAGTGTATCCCTTTGGCATACATCTCTAACATCGGAAACGCAATGTCTCCAAAGTGACCACCTATACTAGAACAATAACCTTCGGGTTCCGTAGAACGAATTGCACATAAAAGACCTTCGGATGAACCGCTTGTATCCACAGTGATTGGGTATTTTCCAGGGCGCCTGCCAATCCGTTGTTTTGGAGGACTTTCGATCGGATTTTGTCTGAGAGCGTTACCAGAAGCGAGAATGTGCAGTAAAAGCTTAACTGAATGTAAGGAGATTGACTATTAAAAGATTTTTACTACTTTGTATTTACTTCTACCACTTTCCTTTTCGAATTGAATGGTTGCTTTTTTAGGAAATGATTTTAGAATTTTGTCTTCAAATTCACCAGAATCATAATGAATTTTAATTAAAGAACCAGATTCGTCATCTGAATCTTGTTCTTCATACATGATAAAACTCTTTGTGACATGATTGATTTCTCGTACAAAGCCTTTTACTATAAAATTATCCCAATCAACCCTATTATCCTTTTTTTGTGGGTAGGCGCAATATAATTAATTACTTCACGAATTTCCGAATGAACTTCTATCGATTCAGAATCATTAAATTCAGGGTGAATTCGAATAATAGTTTCTGATCCTGGTATAGGAGTAAGCCCTTTAAATGCTTTTATCGTACTATCGCGTTTTTTATCATCATTTCTAAATATCTTATTAAGATTCCTTTCTACCTTTTCTTTGGGTTCATTCAGAATTAGAAATAATTCTGTAAACTGTTTACTAATTTCTTCCCGATTGAATTTTTTATCTGAGTAATTAGCACTAGAATAATCGAAACAAAGAATTGTACTACCTCGTAAAACATTAACAAGATTCAATTTTGCATTTTTATTAAAAGCTTTTATAGTTTTTTGGAATGAAGATAAAATGGTGCTTGCATTTCCAACTGGAAGAAAAATTTCGTCTAATGATCCTTTTACAGCTACTGAGTAAGAATACTGTAAAGAACGAATTTGATTAAAATCAAGAGCATCCTCAACGTCTTTAATTAAAGCGTAAAGTCTATCTATAGGATAGGAAGCTTTTGCAAAATAAAGTGTTTCGTCCTCTGCATTATTTTTCATTTCTGCTAAAAATTTTACTTTTCTGCAAATCTCATCAGAATATTGATCTATATTTTCTAATACAATATTTTTATTGAACATTAGAAATTACCTCATTAAAAGATAAACAGATTAATCCTACTTTATATAATTTATTTTCGAGAGTATGATCAGTTTGTAAGTCTCTAATTTCATTAAAATGAGACAAAGCTTCCAAATTTGTCTCATTACTACTTAGTGTAATCCAATTTACTGGTTGCAATCCTACTAGTTTTAATTCATCATCTTTTTTAGATCTTAGATTTACTGCCGATTCTCCAATCGGCGAAAAATATTTTTTAATTGCGGTGGTGTTTGGAAGAGCATTAGATTTAAAACAACCTATAATTTTCAGAATCGAATTCGAAGAATCCGTATTTTTAAGATAACTTCCTCCCAAAATTAAATAGTACGGAATAATATTTTGATTTCGTAATTTTTGGCAAAAAATTAGAAGCTTATTTATAGTATCTATTTTCATTGTAAAATTTCTATATTTATTTTTGAATTCATTAAATTCCACATGCTTAATTGAAGGCGGGTAGTTTAAATAAAGCGTATTAGTATTAAAATCCATTGCATTTAATCTTTTGAAATAAAATATCGTCATCAAATACTTATAAATAAAGAAAAAAAGAATATGAAATCTCATATTTGACATTTTTTGTTATAACTCATCCTTATTCAAAACAATCAGAGCCAGAGCTGAATTAATAGAAGATGACGTAAAAACCTCATCATAAAAACAATTATTAACCTCGATGCTATCAAAGCCGGCTTCAATTCCGATATAGTTTTTCTGCATGATGGGGAGCGCTATACTCCAAAGTAAACCGGTCCATCGAGCATCAGTTTTGAATGAAGGCAAGCGTTCTTCAATAGTATTTGTTCTTGTACGCCATCCAATATCTGGGTTATACTCCCATCCTAAAACATCTTTTGCTATTACTTTGTCCGTAAGGTCGTTTTCGGTAATCATAACTTTCCTCGTCAGTCCCAGCCCAAAGTTATATTAACTTTATCTAATTCATCAACTGTCTCTATAGATTGTAGTAAAACTTCTAAACTTGCAGCTTTTTGCAAAAGCAACGTCTTCCGAATAGCTCCGTCGCTTAGGACTTGTTTGATTTGATTCGCTGTATGATTTCTGTAGTCTTTGATTCCATTTTCATTTGTGCATTTGCACGAAACAGAAGCATTCAAAGAAACTAAACCGACCAGATTTAGCTGGTCGTCTCTGTCACTGCCATAAAAGTGCGGTGTATCTAACGCATTGGAAACAAAGCCGGCAATAATCTTTGATTCACATATAGAATCTACAAGTTTAATCAAAGAATCTTTCTTTTGAATAAGATCGATAATCCAGCCATCTGTTTCTGTATAAATTTGGAATGGCAACAAAGAACCATCTTCGTTCTTTAGAGGTTCGAGATCTGTTTCTGTTTCCGGATTAATTTGCTCTTCCCAGCTTTGTAAAATTCTTTCTTCTTTCGAGATTTTGTTATAAACCTTTCTCGATTCAAAATCTTGCGCAATTCCATCTTTGATTTCCGCAAGAAATAATTCCCCGACTTGCGGGTTATAATGAAGTGAATATACAATTTCATGCTGGTTTGGTTTAAAATTTGCCCAAGCGTTCGTACCTGACATTTGGTTTGAATCTGCGTTAATCCAAACAACTTGTCTATTCAATTTGTCTAATATATAATTCATTATGCTACTCTCACTTTGTATTTTACGGCAATATATGCAGGGGTGGTTTCGTTCCCCCTTCGTGGTGTCCCATTGATCCCGTCGGTCATTGGCTCTAGTATAACCAAATTTGTGTTGCCTGCATTCGTACCACCTGCTCCCATCCAATACGATCCAGCACCGCCGATGAGACCGAATGGATTGTTATATGTAAAATTATGCCGATGATCAAACATCAGATCCTGGCCCGCATATCCGACTGCGCCACCATCGTAATTCCCGCCAGCTGCTTTTGCTCTAGTTCCGTGTATCCCGGCACCTCGCGGGAAAATTCCGCGACGGTCCGGAACGTTGAATGTACTCGAACCGTCTCCAAAACCGTATTCAATATTTATAATCATCTCTCCCGTTTGAGAAGAGGTTAAATCTAAAATTGAACCGGTAGAGGTAGAAGAAATCTGGAAGTCGTTGGTGGTTGGATTACGAACATAATAATTTGTTAATGCAGTAATCCCGCCTCCTGTAAAAGAAAACTTTACAAGTTGTCCCTCGATACAACCGTGATTTGTGCAACTGATTCGATCCGTTGCGGGAACAATCCCTGTAACATTACGACGAACCAGATTCCAAAGTGCGGAAAATGTGGTTCTGGAAATTACTTGAGCATTTGCGTCTTTAAAATAAGATGAGGATAGTATATTTAAACTATCTTCGACAATGCCACCTAATGGAACGATAAGATTTGTTAATCCTAATATATCATTTTGCCTTGTGGCTTCCTCCGCACTGATCCAGCTTTCAAGTGCATTGAGCGCGCTTGAAATACTCGAACGCATCGAACTATTAAAACGACTGACTAACGCAGACAAAGAACCTACTTTAATATCTGCATCTAACTTAGAATTCGTAACCGAACTGTCACGGATATTGCCTGACTTGATACGACACAAAGATCGAAGATCATTTAAAATAGAAATTGCACCGTTTAAACTACGAATCTTAAAAAGAACAACGTCTTCCGAATCCGTAGTTTCTTTAAACAAAATCTCGAACGAGTTTTGACGGTATGTATTTGCATATCCGCTAGAATCGAGATACGAGGAAGTCTCGATTTGAAACTTGTGCCGCAGAACAACAAACGAGTCTAAGTTCTGTCTGGTTACGAGAAGATTATTTTGTGCGGCTACGCGAATCCGCCTTCCCTTGGAATCATACGCTACAATTTCCGTAAGGTTTATCGTATTTGGACTTGCGCCAGGAGTAAGATCACCACCGGACAAAACTTCACCTGAAACGAGATCGGAAAAACGTTCTATAATCTCGTCTTCCATGCGGTTGTGTTCGGTTTCAAAGTCGCCTTGAAAAACCGGTTTACCGTTTGTCGGAAAATTTAAACCTCTTAGATTACTCATTATAAACTCCTAATATACTAACCAATATAATTCAGCGCCTAACAACGTTTCGGACAATCGGGCTCCTTTCCAAGTCTGTCCGTCTTCCAGAGTTGGAGGAGGATCGGAAGGATTTAGTTCTTCCCAAATTTCCCAAACGTTACCGCCTATGTTGATTGCATCTAAAATACGGATTAGATTTTGACGGGATTTTTTGTTAATTGAAGGGATGTAGATCCGGAAAGCATAAAAACAATAATCACGGGATCCAAGGATAGTTCCGATCGGATCGCCCATTCTGTATTTATAATCAAAAACTTGTTCGACTGAAATTTGATCTGTTGAAAGTCCAGTGATTCTTGAAATCAGATTCTTTTTAGCAAAAAGGGTCGGTGAAAGACGACGATATTCCGCTAAGAATAAGATTCTGAGATAATACGAACTATCCGATTCACCTGGTTCACGAGACAAACCATAACGAGCTCCCCACCAATCGAGGCCCTTACCGTCTGCTGTATCCACCCAGATTTGTTTGTATAACCAGTTGGATCTTTTGAGTCGTTCCTGAATTACGATCAGAAGCGCAAATAGAACTCGATACCAAAGGCTGTTGGAAAGTCCACCCGTTCCGTTCTCGTTTATAGAAACTGGTAAGGGAGAAGTTTGGCGAATAGACCTTCTTAAGTTTGCCCAAACCAGAGAATTGAAATCGAAACGAAAACGACTCATGAATATACCGTTGCCGTAATATCAAAACCCGATCCTTTGATCGCAAGACTACCGGCGGGAACAGAAATGTTGTCCCCGTTGTTGACGTCACACTGAACCGCGTCTGGAAGATTTAAAAGATTGGAGCGAAGGGAGCTAGTAACAAAATCGTCACCGTCTCGAAGAGAGAAGAAAAACGTATCCACGATGTTTTCAAGTGTGATTGAATCCGGAATTGATTCAGCCGAAGCGAAGTATATAATAAAAACCTTATTGATTTCGATCGCGTTGATATTTTCGCAGACAACTTTTGCAACTCCTCCAGGATTTTTGTCTTCGCTATCAAAATGTGTTTCTACGATTTGCAACTGCGCGGATGAAATTGTTCCACTAGCTCCTTTGAGTAGAAGTTTTATAACTCCCGGGATTCCGATCGCCTTGCTACTTTTAAATATGGCTCTTTCTACAAAAGAAAATCCTAATGCTTCGCTGACGTACCATTCTGGAGTCCACAAAGATGAAGATTTGATTTCCGCCTCTTGCAAACGAGACCGAACGCTTGCAATCGTTTCCCTATCACGCGCTACAAATTCAGGAACCGTATTCGGGTTATATACAACGTCACAGTCTTCGATATAGTCGATGATTTCGGAAATTGCGTTTTGGGCAACGTTGCCTTTTGTACCAAAAAGAAGAGCTTCGCAAATCACTTCCACCGTATGAAACCCTCTTGAATCTACAGGAGTTGTAGGAAGAATTTTCGATTCTTGTGTAATTTGAAACTGAATCTTGTGATCCGCAGTTCCTACGATTTTTCCGACGGGAATGAGAACTTCGTAAGGAACGGTCGTTTTAGAACCAATTCGGATTCTATGTTTTGCGTTAGTCGCTTCTTTCCACTCAAGACCGTAACGTTTAAGCCATTCGTGTAAGTCTTCTTCTTCGGCTGTATGATAGTGAATTGCTTTTTGGAGTGCTAGAAGATTTTGATCGATGAATAGATAGATTGCGTTTGCAAGAGATCTTAAAATTGTACTGGCTTTTGAGTCCCGAGTAAAATCATGACTTTCAAAAACCTTAGAGTTTGAAACGTTGCGCTCAATCTCTCTTTGAACGTTTGATTTTGTGGTGTATAATATCATGAGTTCCCTCCAAGATTTAGGGAAAGTTCTTCTCCAGTTTTTAATCGGAAATAAATAGAAAGTCCTTCTTTGAGTACGGAAATCTTAATTGTGTCGGAATCGATTTGAGGGAATTGAGATAAGATCCGGAATGCGTCGTTCATGCGTTCTTGAGGACCGCTATCGTCATCTTCGTAGAGGTGCTTACGTTGGCGGCTATAGATTTCGGGGAAATCGATGTCGTCCGCAGGAGTCATGTCGAAGGCTTCGATCACCATCGAACGCACGACTTCTATTTCCGATTCGCTTTCCGCAAAATCAAAGTTTTTAGAATCAAGTAGTAAATCGGATGTAAGTGCGTCGGTTAAAAAATCCACAGATAGAGGTTATCTGTGAGTAAGAAGACCGCAAGCGATTCAGGTAATCCGTAGGAATGGATGTCCGTTATGTCTTCTATTTTTTGTTTGAGATAGCAGACCAAAGTTTATGTCTTTCCGTACTTGAGATTAGAAACTTTTAGAGCAGGAGGAACCGAAGGAATTGGTTTTGAAGAAATAGCGCCTGCAAGTCCGGCTTTGTAAGATGCCCCTCCATCCATAGGCGTCACGGGCGAAGTTTGAATTGCGGTGTAGAGGGCTTGTAAAGAGGAAACGATTCCGTTCATCCAAGTTTCGAGTGCGTTGGTATCGACTCCGGAAATGCTTGCGTCTCCTATTTCGACCTTTCCCTTTAAAGTTGATTTTGTTCTGAATGGAGTCTAATGCGACTTCTAAAGTCGGACCGTTTTTTAAAGTCAGCTTTCCTTCGGTAAGTTTACCGAAGACAGATAATAACTGAGAATGATCTATCTTAAAACCTTGTTCGTCGATTTCGATCTCGCAGAGTTCGGCAACCTTTGTTTTGATCTTTGCAATTTTGTTGAAGCCGATTGCAATGGCTCTGCTTGCGTTGTTGTCTCCGAATAGAATAATACAACGGCTACCGATAGCTGGTTTGATAGGCCAGTACCAGCGAACATCTTCCTTATTTGCGCCGTTGACTGTCGCGGTTAGAAGCCCAGGTTTCCCGGAATCATCAGGATCCTCCTGGACGCGAACGACTGTAGCCATCGTTGCCCAATTGATCGTAAACTCACTAAAAAAGAGAGTAACTATATCCTGAGCAACGCTCATACGGCATCCTTAAACTTGACTACAGCCGGGTGGATCACTTGTCGAAAGGTTGCGTTTTTAGCGGACCAAGTTTTAACTACTTTATCTACAAAAATGTCCTTCGATCTAAGTTCATCATCAGGATCTTTGAATGTTATGATTTCCGAATGTTGTACCGAAGGAACTCCGAAGGTCTCAAATTCTCCGACAAGACCTGTTCCCGCAATTTCATGATAGATTTCTTCCGCTCTTTTTTTGAGTTCGGAATAGGAAATGCCGTCCAGATCAAAAATCAATTCTTCACCACCGCTTTCTGTATATGTAGTTTCCTGCATCCTTCCGGTATCTATATTATAACTTCTTAATTTAACTTTGACCGGTCTACTTTCTCGTGTGGATAGATTGTCTTTGATGACGTTGTGACCTAATTGAAAGACTTTCTTTTTAGCGGGAGCGGAAATTTTTGTTGGATTCTGAACTACCAAAAAATTATTCCGAAAAAAAGCGTCGATCCCATATTTTTTAGTCGATGAAGTACGAAAGCGGCGCGCTTCCCGGCGGTTAAAATATCATAACTTAATCGTATTGAAGCAATAGTTGGGTCAATTTTAGGAATTACATCCTCGGCGGAAATGCAACGATTTACGATTGAAGGTATTGTCATCTTGTCAATATTGAAGTTTACTGTTTTTAATTGAAGATCATACATCCCATCTCTACAAACAATTTCCAAGGGCATCTTTGGAGATACGCTGACGACTTTTCCTTCGAATTCGAGAGATTCTTTGTATCCTTCATACCATGCCCACCAACGTACTAAATCACCCTTTTTGAATGCTTTACTGTCATATCCCTTCATCTTCGGGAGTCTAATTGTCAGTTGGGCATGCGGTTCTTTGCGTCCGCTGATGAGTTCTGCTTCCGAAATTTTGTGAAGGATTTTACCGCCTATGAGTAAGCGTTGTCTCATAATTAAAGCCATGTTTTGATTCTCTCCTTAGCAGCTTGAAATGATCTTCGATCCACAAGCGCTGGAATTGTAATCCTACTACCGATTAAATAACGTAGGATTTTTCGCTCGTTTTGATTTCGGATCCGTTCGCTGAAATGTTCTGTAGAATAGTAGAATAAACTCAAGGACTCGTAAGAATCGGATTTTGCCACTGTGTGCTCAAGATCCGAAGTAGGAAGACTCGTCGGTACTTTCAAGGCGATCCCTTCTTTCAATTTCTCGGGCCAATCGAAACCGATTTTTTGAGTTAGGTGCGAATTGAAATCTTGAAGAAGAGGCCACAATGTCCAATCTCCCCAGTAGAACGCCGCGATCCTTTGGAGAGTATCATTCTCTTTCACGTAATGGACAGGAGCATTCATTTCGACGGAGTCTCCAAGTTAAAGAGAGGGTCGTCACTAATTGCTTCAATGCGGACTGGAAGTTCAAAACTTCTGTCTTCATCGGGGAATTCGACCCGAGTTAAAAAACTTTCATAATTCCGAGCGTATTGATTTTAGGATGAACGATTTCCAGGGAATCCATTTTCATCCATTTTGACTTAATGCTGCGTAGTTCTGATATGGCGTCTAACTGCATTCCGGTATTACTTATAAACTCAAATTCAATTGTAAGTTGCCAATCATGAAAACCTACAACTTCTTTAATTGTCCCTTCCCGTCCTGGGACAGTTGTCTTGGAATAGTTTTTCTCTTGAGAAATTGTTACCTTGGTTCCTCTCGGACAACGATAATCTCCTATTTTTACAGGATCTAAATCAGATCCAGTAACTGCTAAAAATGAGCCGCCTGGTGTTGGGTCTAATAACATTATTGAGTTCCTCCAAATTGAAGTGCGTATGGGGTCATAGGGTTCCCTTGATCCGCAGATTTTTTAATTTCAGTTGTAAAGACATTTCCAATCCAATCCCCGGCCTCTTTGTAACCGGAAGAATTGTTTTGGAATGTGACTTTGTCTACGAGTCGATTGATTGTAATTTGAATTGCTGGGGCCTTGGACGTTCCTCCCGGAAAACCTTGTAAGGGACTATTCAGCAAAGAAGGGTCTAATTTAGGTATTTCTAATGCTTTGGAATACTGAGCTTGATTGTTTAGATCGAGTTTAGCGCCACCTGTTTGAGAGAGCATTTTGTCAACGCTCCCCATACCCATAGAATCAAAAATGGATTTTGTCTCGGAAGTTGCCGGTTTGACATCGACAGCTTTGAGGGTATTTTGTGTCGCTCCGATTGCTACTTGATCGCCTCCCATGCCAAAAAAACTTTTTACGGCAACCACAGCTTTGTCGATCCAGCCTACAATTGTCGCCCAGTTTTGTTTGATTACGACTAACGACGCGATGATGGCGCCGATCGGTCCAGTCAAAAGCAGTAAGGCGGAAACAAGAAATTTATGTTCTTGCCACGCGTTGGCAACAGACGTTGTCCATTCATCCCAGTAGTAAACCGCAGCAGCCACAACTCCAACCGCAAGTAAGATTCCGGCAACCACCCATGTAATCGGGTTTGCCCAAAGAGATACGTTGAGTGCATTAGACGCCCATGTAAGTCCTGTCGTAACCGCGGTTTGAATTGTTTGCCAAGCGGCAAGCGCCTTTGTCCGACTGGTCATGATACCATACAGAAACGTCAACGCTTGCCAGGAATACATCGCGGCGCCAACGATACCGATTAACGCGTATTCTGCGACGGCTAAAGCAATCGTTGCGGTTCTGTTGGCAACTTTTGCCGCCCAATTTTTAACAGTTGCTATCGTATCAAAAATCTTTGCAGCAGCAGCGGAGCTAGTCACCGCGGTATACATTCCGATAACTCCGACGAGAGTGGTAAATGCACCGCCTAAAAATAACGCAACGGATCCACCAATGACAAGATAAGAAATAAATTTCCTAAGTCCGGGACTTTGATCTAAGAATTTTGTCATACCCGAAAGCATATCTCCAAATCCTTTTACGATAGAAAGAATCGGACCGCTTGAAATATCTTGACCGAGGCTTGTTTTTAAACTCTTCCAAGCTTCTGCACTTCTATCTAACTGAGAGGACAAGTTATCCTGATTGATTGAAGCCATTTTGTTTAAGGCTTCTGCGGTGCCGCTTAGGTTTGCATCTTTGATTTCCGAAATCGAAGTTTTTAACTCTCCCATTTTTGGAAGTAAGTTTTCAAGCGCGGCCACGGCTTCTTCCGAACCGAGCGCTTTTTTGATCTCGTTACGTGCGTCGAGTTTTAGAACTTTGTTACCTGTAGCCTGATCCACCACAAAGGAGTTCCGATATTTTTGATTCATCTCTTCCAAAAGCTCAGGCATGGATTTGATTTGACCTTGTGCGTTTTTTGCATTGAGTCCGAGTTTTTGAAACCCTTCGCCCACCGAACTTAAAAAAGCGCGGTAACTGGTTCCAGCAACTCCGGGAAGCATCGTGTTTTGAAGCATTCCCAAAACTGCCATCTGCTCTTCGAGTTTGACGCCCATACCAGCGGCGGTTGCGCCGAGTCCTTGCATTGCAGCCTGCATCTTTGCACCATCGGTCTTGAACTTTTGAACGGAAAGAGAAAGTGTATTCGCAAAACGTAATGCAAACGCGGCGTCCGATTCGTTGTACATTTTTTTGAACTGAGCGTGTGTTGTACCAAACAAATCCGCAAGTCCCGCAAAATCCCCCTTCGTCGCAATTGCTGCTTTTCCCAAGGCGCCCGCAACACTCGAAAGCTCCGCCGGGTTTAAAGTGGAAACAGCGGGTTTGATGTCATAGATTCCTGATAAAAAAGTCTCTTGAGCGATTCCCATGTCGCCTGTCATGGCACGAACCTCAGAGGAAATTTTAGAAACTTCATCCTTAGTTACTCCCAAGGACTCTATGTTTTTCTCAAGCTTACCCGCTTCGAGCCCTGCTTCGATGAGAGATTTGGACATGTAGAGTCCAGCGGATCCGAGCTCCAGCATTTTCTGCCCTGTGTGAACCATTCCCATCGAACGGTCAAAAAGTCTTGCGGACGCGGATGTTTCGTCCATACTCTTTCGAACATTTTTCCATCTTGTCTCGATTTCGCCGAGGCGACCGGATACGTAATCCTTGAGACTTAAAACAACACCGAGTTCAAATGTATCCATTTTTACCTACTTGTAAAGGTAAAGCAGATAGACCGTGGACATATAAAGGTTTGTTACAAGAGGTAAGTATTTTAGGAATTTATTTTTGTTAAACGGAATGACGACTAACGCAGAAATGATTCCAAAAAATGGAAAGAAAGACCAAACAAACAAAAATCCATAGATTGCATAAGCGAACGGAATCAAGTCGCTCACTTTTGGATTTTTTGGATCAAAACCTTTCCAATCTTTCGCCATTTGTATATTCCTATATCCTAAATTAAAAATCCTTTGTAAATCAGATTATCACTTGCCGAATGCTTTTGCGATTCCTTTAGCAACTCCAGCCGCGATCATATCTATAATCCTTTCTTGTGTCCATTGAAGGTCTTTGCTTCTTCTTGCGATTTCTTCCGCGTCAAACGGATCCGGAATCGGAGTATCGGGAAACAAGAGACGAATTAAATTTTCAAGCGCCCCCATCCCCAACCGAATCTCCGCATCCCGATCCGCTAAAGCTTTTTTGAAACCGCCTCTTGATTTAGTTTTGCCAGATCAAAAATCTTACGACTGATCGAAGAGGCAAGGCCCGGGGCTCCTTTATTGATCCAGCCGGAAAATGTCTCAGAACTTGGATACACCAAACAGCGATTCACAAAATCAATATCAGCCTCGATCGGATCTAACTTTTTAGATCGATCCGAAACTTTGGAGAGAGTTTCTTTCGACGGAACTCTACACAGCGTGGAATATTCATCCACCTGAATGAGGTGCAACCCGCCTTTATCGTCTAGAAATTCCTTGATCGCCTCGATCTCCACTTCGTAACGAGCAAGAAAGTTTTCGTCGATCGAAACGTAATCTTTAGGAAGGTTTGAGATTGCCTGTTGGTAATCGTTAAATTTTTGAGTGCCTTGTAGTTCCATTTTATATTCTCCTTATATTATATATTATGTAAATGTAATGATTGGATAGCTTGTCACTGCAAGGTCAAGATCCGTCTCAGCCGCATCCGCCCCGGTTTCAAACGGAAGGGAAAATTTTATGATCTTGGCGGCTGGAACGGTCAAAAGAAGAGTTCCACCTTCCACCTCACATCGTGCAGTAATCGGAGAAGGTGGAAGTTTGAGTAGATCTCCACCGAAAGGGGTGGCGAGCTTGATCATATATTTCAACTCGTCGAGTTCGATCGTAGCCTTCGCCTGACGTTTGTAAGATTTTACAGACCAGCTTACTGGTTCTCCACCTTTGCCGAGCTTGAATGCGATATCTGCTTCATAATCTAAACTAAATTTAGAAAACTTAACCAACTCTTTACCCAACATAGTTAAGGTAAAATTTTCGAAACTTAGACTCTGCGGTAAAATATCTCCTGGATTTGGCATTTTGAATTTCTCCTTTTAGTCTTACGCCAACGCGAATTCAGTGGACCACTGAATAGCATCGATTCTGTCTTTGATGTACATCTTGAGAGTTGCAGGAAGAATCTTTCTCCCGTTCACTGTTTTGATCGGTTGTAACTTGATTTCGTGGCCCGAAATCTCCGCTTCTCCTGCGCGCTCCATTTCCGAAGATACTTTGGCGTCGATTGTAGCTTTGAGATAGTCGAGGCCTCCGCTTCCAGAGTTGGTTTCCGTGTCCGATTTTAAAAACGGAAGAGATTCTCGGTAAACGATCCGGTGCATTTTGTTTGCACGCCTCAGTTCTGGAATATACTGAAAGTCTGAAGTAGGTCCGGACATCAAGTTGTCGGATACGATAAAGACACCTTGGTAGTCGGGATAGATTTGAAGAATTGTAAGACCTAAATCATCAAACGCGGTTTGATACCCTTTGTAACCTTCATTCCAATAACGAATTCCGATCAAGGTTTTAGATTTGTTTTTGGCAACCCAAGCAGCACTAACGTTAACTCGATGAGCTGCAAGTCTTGCACAAAGAAAGGTCGCGGCGTTTCTCCATTCTCCGATCGTTCCGGCGAGTTCTAAAGAAGCGTTCCATCCACCGTTTGACTGGATTCCACCGGGAATGTAACGACCTTCCGCACCTACTACACAAACCCTTTCGTTTTCAAAAGAATCCCACTCGTCTTGGATCCGCAGGAAATACGTTTCTACAGATTCGGATGGAAGTTTTCGTTCAATTTCGAGTACCGCAAAGATACGAAAAAGATTTTCAGTTCTCATTTCTTCGAGGAGAGTAGAAACCGAAATCGCAAAGGCTCTATCCACTCCACCAACGTGGTGAAACCAGTAGAATGGAGAGTTGCCTTGATCGACTGTTTTCAGCGCTTCGATTGCGGCAAGCCTTGCCACAGCAGATGAGCCTGGACCTTTGATGTTAAACGTAAAGGTATCACCTACATGAAACGTATCTGCAAGAGGGGTGTCATTATGAAACGTTGCGGTAACTCCAACGGCAAGCGCAATCACTCCGGAAACAGGAGTTACGAGTAGAGGCCCGAACGTATCCCCACCATCCTCGCTTTTACGATATTCCGCGGTTCCAAGCGCACCCGCTTTCGTAATTTTTAAAACGACACCTCGGTTTCCAACTGGAGTTCCCAAAATTGTAGGTGGATCCGCCAAGCCAGTGTTTGCAGGTCCAGGAATCATAGGATCCACGCTTCCAGTCTGGTCATTTTCGGAACGGATACAAAGGACAGGAACGGGAATCTCACCCACAGTTTCGTCAAATTCTTCGAAATGTTGTTTGAGTGCATCGATTAACTCACCCTTTACGAAAACGTCCTTACCCTGCTGGTAAGAAGAAATGAGGATCGGAGTATTTGCGGTGTATCCTTCCGCCTGTCCGATTTTCGCGTGGACCTTATCTTCATACGGAAAACTATTTCCAAGTCCCCCAGAAACGTGCGTAGTTGAAACTGATCCTATAGCCATTACTGTCCTCCTTTTGTTATAATAACTTTATGAAATACTAATATATTAATACTACTCATCCCTTATACTCCTTCCGGAATCGGTCCTTCGATTTCCAATTCGACTCCAGCCAAAGTTTCTTCTTCCTCGATCGTATAGAGTCCGTCTTTAAAAATGATTTCTACATAGAGTTTGTAGTTGCCGGTTTCTTTTGCGGGATCGTCTACGAGTCCTGTTTTACCAAGACGAACTAAAATCGGAATTTGCTCTTCGGATTTAATCCAGGTCCGAAGACTCACAAACAAAAGACACTGATCTAAGATTCCACGATTGACAACGGAACTGATTACGTCCGCATCCGGTTCATTCAGCCAGAAATCAACAGTGTATTTAAATTCCTGTTTTGCATGACACACTGCGTTTTTTAAAAATACGGAATTTCCTCGAACGATTCTTTCTAAACGATGTTTAATTTTTCTTCCCAAGGTGTTCGTAGGTTCCGAATATTTTAGAATCGCACACGGAATTTTTTCTTGGATCCCATCCAAAGGAGGTTGGTATTCAAAAAATCGATCCGGAGGAATGATCGGAATTTCACCGATTTTAATTCCTTCCACCATCTCTCGAATGTAATCGATGTGAGACTTTCTCATTTTTTGAAAATCTCCTTCAAGACGTCCCGGAAATTTTGAAGAATTAGTTCTTTAGAATCTTCTAATGCAGGTCCGACGTGAGGTCTTGCCGAAATTCCTTTTGCTTCGAATCCTCGCTCTAATACACGCGCTTGGATTGAATTGGTTCCCACGATTCGAGTAGAATCACCTTCTTTTACAATTTCGTATGACGCGGAATAATCTCCTTCTTCAATCAACATCAAAGGAGACTTTCCTTTTTTGCTTTTCTCTTTTTGGTTGTTTCGGAGAGTTCCGGCCAATTGGATTTGTATTTCTGAGTACGAATTCCTTTGATGATGTTCGCTTGTACAATTGCCGCATTTTTATCTTGGACTTTTACGAGTTTGTCTTGTCCTTTCGAAACCGCGCTATGAAGTGCCGGACCAAACGTATCCGTTACAGTAAGGAATTTCATACTTTGTTCCCTCCAGCTTTTGGTTTGGTTACTTCGATTCGTATCAGTTGAAAACCTTCCAGTTCTTGCACTGGATGGATCGTATCAATGAGCCACTCTCCTTCGGAATCTTCCTTCTCGATCCGGCAATTTGGAGAAAGAATTTCCGCACCCAAATCTTCCGGACGTATTTGGCAAACGGCACGGTATTCTTGCCTTTCCCCGACTTCGTTATCGTTAGCCGTATCCTTCCAAATCCAAACACAAGAAATGTCTTTGCTGCTTATATACGTCGTTTTCTTAGAAGCGTTTAGTCCAGATGGAGCAGGAACCGAGACAGGAGTAAGAATTTTGATTTTGGCTTGTGCTCCTTTTTCAAAAGCACGATCCAGCATTGAGTGAATGCTCATTAGGCAACCCCTGGAGATTCGGAAGGTTGTTTTCCAAAAAGAAGAAAGTAGGCTTTATTCCGAAATCCTTCTACGATTTCACCGCGTTCTTCCACGCTCATTCGAGAACGTTTGACTTTTGTCCCTTCGCCTCCACCGGTGGAAATTTCCTCCGGATCAAAGCCGTCGTTGTATCCGAATTCCTCAACGATTTCGGCTTTGATGAGAAGAACTTCGGATGTCCGAAGTTCAGTTGTGTACGGAGGATTATCAGGAATTACAACTCCCCAGGACGTTAGTCGTGCTTTTGCCAAAGCAGCCGTAGACTCAAGAAACTCCTCGAACGGAGAGGCGGAATCTCCGTCTCCTACGTCGGAAAGATCCAAGCTTTTGGCCCGGATCCTGAGTTGTTTTTTGAGCTCTGAGACTTCGTTTAACATACGCTTGGCGACCAGATTAAGGTTTCTTTGTTTTGTAGTGACAGCTTTCGGAAAAGAGTTTCGCAAACGCGAATTCGTGACTAATTACGGTTCCTTCGATTTGCTCTCTGATGAAGCGATCACTTTCTACGAGTTGTCCCGCAGAATCTTCGTAAAGTTCTAAAGTCACATCCTTATTCCATGCGAGGATCGCATTCTCGTCCATGTCCGGATGAGTCTTCCAATTCACTCCAAAAAAGTTGAGAACCTGACCCGTTTTCACGTAACCTTCGAGAAGGTTCATGGACTGGAACTGTTTGAAGTTGGCTTCATCGGTGAGCATTTTTTCCAAAAAGTTTTTGGAGACAACGGCATGCGTGAACTCGACTCCTTGATCCGCAGAGAGAAGTAAGTTTACTACGTCGGAATATTTCCAAACGGTTCCTAACGTTTGAGATGTTTTCGCTTCTGTTCCTGTATTTCCATCGCCGCTTTTGATTACGCGGAGCGCTTCTTTTGTAATCTGCTGTGAGAGTTGCCAACCGAAAGCTTGGAATATATTTTGCACTTTGAGAATTTGCATTCTCTTCAAAGACTCGTAAGTGAAATTGATTTCGAGTCCTACCGGACTGGTTTCGATTGCTTTCTCTTGAGCTTTGATCGTTGCTTTCGGAAATTTTCCGCCGCTTTCTTTCGCCTTTTTCTTAGCGGTAAGATCAGAACCCTCGATGTCAAACGCGACTGATCGCGCCGCGCCTTGGCTTATGCGAGTTTTTACAGAATGCGTATCTTCTAACTTCACCTGAAGTTGACCCTGATTCATTCCGATGTATATGTTTTGGTTTACGAACTCAGGGAAGAGATACTTCGATTGGTTAGATGCTTTTATGAAGTCGTCTACGGAAAACGAAGCTTCTCCGATCGAAACGTTATTTGCCATTAATTGGCGTTCGAATGCGGATAGATTTTTTCCCGTTGGTGTTTCCGGATCGTATCCGAACCCGGATTCTTCTTTCTCCATAAATTCGTTCATGGAAAGACCGTCGCGTTTTGCGTCGGAATAGGCTTCGGCTTGTAAGTCGAGACGAACAAGCCCGTTATCTAATTTTACGTGTGGCACTTTAATTTCTCCTTATATAATGCAGGCTAATTTTTTGGCCCCGGTATCAACGGAGATAACTAATGCTCTGGTTCCGGTGGCCGCAGTTTTGATTTTTCCGGCTCCGTCTGCTTGGATATTGAGATAACCAAGAGCAGGATTAGAGCCCGAATATTCGTATTCGAATATTCCGAAAACTTTAAGTCCGAGAATCTTTCCCTTTACATCCACAACCACAATTTGTCCGGCTGGCGTTTCTCCGTCCGCACAGAGGGAAACCTCCATATTTGCGGTAAACTTAGCCGGTTTACCTTCGTCTGCTTTTGTCAGAGTTTGATGTTTTACGGTGATCGTTACGGGCTCAACGATCCCGCGATAACCGACTTCGAATGGTTCATCTAAAGGCATTTTGTTCTCCTTACTTCCTGCTCAGTTTAAAGTTAATTGGATTGGCTTTTTTTTGATTCGCCTCGCCGCCTTGTGGTTCGCTAAAACTTCCGGAGGCACGGCTGATTTTTTTCGAACCGCAGTCTTCACATTTAAGCGGATGCGAATTTTCTAAGGAAGTGCCGAATCGGTTCAAAAACGCCTTCGCCTGTTCGAGGTTTGCACCTTTGATCAAACCTTCGATAACTGGATCGGGATTGTTTTTTGAAAACGCGCGGAATGCGGTGATAGCCTTTTCCCTTTCAACGTTGAGTAGCTTTTGAGGTTCTTCCAGCAGAGCTTTGAGTTCGGTTACTTTGGATGCGAAGTCGATTCCTTCTGGGAAAACTTCGCTTCCAAATAGTTTTGCAAACTGGTTTAAGTTGTTTTGCAAAACAGCGTTTTGACGCGCTTGGTCTTGCAATTTTGTGATTGTTTTCCCCGCTTCTTCGAGCACGGATTCCATTTTTTCCGACGGCAATTCCACGGATTCGCCCTCCCCAGGAGACAGACCGAATTTTTGGGAATCAACCCCCAGAAGTGACAAAATAGTGCGTTTGATTTTCATCTTATCCTCCTGTATGTTTTGGTTTGTAAGATTGCTTTGCGGAAAATCGAATCCCGCGAATTTTCTTGCGGTATTATCCGCAGGTACGGCAACGAGACTCGTTTCCGGAACGGATAGAATTTTGATCGGAATGAGTCGGACGTATTGATCATCGATAACCTCACCAAGTCGTCCATAGAAGTTATCCAACTGAGGATGAGACTTTTCGTAAGTGAAAGAGATACCAACAGAGTTCGCGTCAATCAATGCCGGTTTTGTCTTCAGTCGCGCAATGACATCAGAGGCAAATTCTTTATAAATTCGAAAAACCGCATCGATACCGGGAATTCCATTACGATTCGTGAATATAGGATTTCGTGTAATCCCGATTGAGTTTCTAACGGTCCTTTGGTGATCGGTATATATTTTAGTTACGAAAAGTTCGGTAGCAGATTCTAAAATCGCAGGGTTTCTAAAATCACACCACCATCCTTCAATCAAGACTGCCGATAGCATTCGGAAATTGAATTCTGCAAATTCTTCGTTCTCCACAAGCGTGGTTGT